TGGTGCTTTTGTATGATTATTAAATGGAGTATCTTGTAAGCTAGATGACCATAATCTCAATTCTTGAAGTTGTCCTTCTAGACGTGCGCCGCCGCTACCACCACCGAGTCTTACTGTGCCTGTTGATGCAAATGATGCTATTGCAGAAGCAGATACTGCTGCTACAATTTTTCCATATTTTGATTTTTTAGCAACAACTTCTAATGAACCATTACTACCACTTCTTAATAATACATTCAACCATCCACCATCAAACATTTCAATATCAGCTGAACTCGTACCATTAATTTGAATACTACCTAATGTTCCTCTTGTAAAATCTAAAGTAACATCATTTGAATTTGAAAATTCCTGACTCGATGATACTACAGATATTGTTCCTTCAGAATAACTTCCTGTATCAATGAAATCTATCTGCCAATCTGTTGCTGCAATAGAACCAGATGATGAAAGTGTTTCGTCAATAGTAAAATGTGTGCTTGATTCTTTACTTACAATTGTATATGTTCCGTCAATACCGGTACTATTTGATAAAGTAACTGATCCTGAGTTATCAATTGGGCTAGTTAATATTTCTGCAGATGCCGTTACGCCTGTACTTCCAATGTAATGCGTTTCTTCTATTTGATTAAGCGTAAGTGTTTCTGGATTACCTGCAGACATTGATACTGCATTTAATCTAGCCCCATCAAGTAATGTAATCCTATATAACGGCTCATCAAAAGACCATGATATATTAGCACTTTCAACTGGTGAACCTTCAATCGTAAATATACCTGTTGCTTCTAAATCAGATATTGTTGTAAATATCTCTGGGTTTATAGCATTACTGTCAATTAATTCGAGCCCAATTCGAAATGTTTCCGTATCTACATATGAAGCAGTCGTTGTACTAAAACTACCAGAAACATTAATACTATCAGTATATCCAAATGTTAATGTGGCAGATTCATCAAATAAACTAGCAGAAGCTTCATAATCTAATTGATATGATTGAGATATTACAAAACTCGATGTTGATAAATATAGAGTAACATTATCAACTCGAGTATCGACATCAATTGATGCTGAGCCATCTATAGAAATAGTTGCTACATCAAATGCAGGAAAAGTTCCTCCATGTAATGATGCAGTATCACCCGGGTGATATACGTAATATACATCTTTTGAATCTACTGAAAATAAATTCATTGTGCTAGGCAATGCTGGATTAGTCAATACATTATCAGTTCGGAAACGAAGTTCTACTGAATTAATTGGTTGATCATAATCAACAGTTACTGTCCCTGCAGGATATTGAATTAAATCTAATGCATAATCAAAATTCAATTTTTCATAAACTGGTGGACGTTCGATTCTCGGCCCGCCATATTCATTGATTGATATCATGCTCTGTGGTATTCCATAACATGATAACAATGCTTTTACGCTTCTTTTAGTTCCTTTTGATTTTAATAGTCCTGGCAAGTTGTTAACAATACGACGCCATACGTGGTACGTCATATCCTTGCCTGGTAATGATGCATCACCTACCGTATTAGAACCAGTAATCGGAATTCCTGCTTCGTTAGTACCTAAAACATATTCCCAAAGATCTTTGTATTGATTACCATCCGTTAGCGACCATCCAAACTGTTTTGCTACAGAATAAAGTAATTCATTTGGAACACCGTATTTAGGATGTTCATCTCTAGAATATATTTTAGAAACATTGCGGATATATGTATAAATGATATCATAATGTTGTCCTAACATATGAATAAACGTTTCTAAACCTTCATTGTCCGGATTAGTTCGTAAATATAACGGAACGCCGTTAATCAAAGAATTATAATTTGCTCTATCATATATATCTGCATTATCTAACAATGTTGAATACCATTCTTGAGCAATACTTGATGTGCTGCTATACAATGTATGCGGACGAGATGTTGTTGTCTTAGGCCATGGATCAATATAACTACCGGTTATATATGAAACATTGGGGTCTGCTAATGGTAGATCATATGTGAATGGTGTTGATGATGATTCAAAATAAAGATACTTTTCAAATTCATCAAATCCACCAATTAATGAATTTTTAAGATTTGTAAATTCTTGGATATTAGTAATAGCAGTACTGCCTGATATAGAACCTAAGGTATTTAATTGCGAATCATAATATTCAATCAATCCGATTTTATATTTAAAATTCTTAACTCGTTCTGTAGCCGAACTATAAAATACAAAGTTATTAAAATCTGAATAATCAATATTCAAATCAATTCCAGAAAGACTTCCAGAAAATACCGAATCAACTAATTGCTGTGATGTTGTAACGCTTGATCCTAATATGTCATTCCAATTTTTTAAACCCGTATCTGTGCTTGTGCTAGCACGATCGGTTGCATCCCAATTCGGTCCAGCTAATTTTCTGGTTGGCTCTGTTATGCCTAAGCCAAAAGTTTCTAATGTAACACGATCAATGTATGTAGGACGTTGTTCTTCAACTATCCAACATTTGAAATCTTTTTCAATATCATCTGCTAATGGCTCATACAATTTTACATAAACATATTCTCCAATTACTACACTGTTAGTAAACAACGCAGTTTGGTTTCTGCTAAAATTAACAAGCAGTGTACGATATGATTCTGTTGAAGATAAACGAGTAACAGCATTTCCAACGCTTTGTATGTAATTCGTAATTTGCTCTAAAAATTCTGAGTCATCTGGATCAATTGCTCGTAATCGCAATTCTGTACGATCTGGAGATATTTCATCTATTTTTAATTTTTGTGATTCATATGACCCAATAAGGTTGGTAAAGAAATTTACCGCAATTCTATATTCACCTTTTTGAATATTTAAATTATTGAATTCATTGAATAGATTAATCTGCCATGGTTTAGCTGGCAAACTATAATTATCGTTATTCTCCGGGTCAGTGTATGTAATCTGATTTTTAGGCTGTAAATCAATTCGATGATTTCCTGTGATCCAAGTATCGCCAGAATATACATGAAACTCAATTCCATTATCACGAGAATCAGAAGCCAATATGTTATTTTTCCAAGCATATTTTAATGCCGGTGAAGACAACAATTCAATTTCTTTGTCTGAAAATCGTTGTCCTTGCGTAGCTTTTGTTGAGCTAAGAATTTTATCGATATTTTTGTATTGTGATAACATACTTATTCTAATTACGGATCTACCGCTTCAATTTCCCAATATGACTTATCGGCTACGTAACGGCCATTTCCTGTAGTGCCGCATACACCTTGAATATACCATTTGTCCCACGGTCTCATTTCTCTATTTAGTACCGTATGTTCTCCGTTCAGCGTATCCCAGCCTTCTGGCGCAACTAGTTTATATGTGGTTCCTGCATTTGTTAAGGCTGGTCGATAGTCGGCCGAAGTTCTTTGTAGTCTTGCCCTGAAACCAACATTTGCCGGATCGCCATCCTTATTTACTGAACCAATTGGATAAGAATTATGTACATCTACTGCATATTTCATACGAAGATTTTTACCAGATTCAATTAATTCTGGAGTAATCATATAAGTTCCCGGGTCATTTTGTTGCGGCCCTCGAAGAACATTATTATATTCTAATTTTTGGAATCCGTACGGGCCATTGGTAATTGCATAACTTGGCGCCATTGTAAACCATTGTATTACAAAAGATGGTGTATATCTTGCGCTAAATACATCTAATTCATTTTCTGGCAATTCAACATCAATTTCGCCAATATCAGTTTGCCTTGAGATAATAGTTGGAGGAAATTTAAAATATTTAAACTGTGTGTCGATTGCTCTATTAACAGAACGATTTGTATACAGTCTATCATTAGCTTCAACAATTACCGTTTCATTGTATTGTGCAGCTTCTTCATCAGTAACTTCTTGTACAGTACCATTAATAATTAAATTGCCTGCTGCATCTCTTTTATTTACGAATGGTAAGTTAGATGCATAGTCTAATCCTTTTTGATCATAAATGATTTGCTCTTGCTTGCTAGCTAATTGAAATCCTGCAGGATCTTTTGAAACAGGCTTTCTTGTCAGTCTAGTGCTAACAAAATTATTATCAGTAACAGAATTTGTACTGTTTGAATCAGTTAACATCGATTGTCTTGGGCTATTATATTGTATTCCGTCTGCCATTATCTAACTACTTTAAAATAATATTCATTATCAATATACTGTTCTGTGAATCCATCAACAATTTTTAATGCTATGCGATAATAACGCTCTGGCATCAACCCATTCATATCTAAATAAATGAAGTTGCTGACATCATCACAACTCACTTTAGTATAAATATCATCAAATGGAATTATTGTTTCATCTGTAGCAGCATCGACAACTGAATAATATGTAGTCTCCGGCAAGCGCTTAACTGTCTGTAATGGAAATAAATTTGTAGCTGATTTTTGTGGATATTTATCACGTCCATAAAAGCGTATACGAGCTATTTCCGTGTCTTTATACGATTTGTTAATTTTTGGGTAAATGATATTCGATTCTAAATCAAGTGCGTCTAACGTGCTAGAATACGCTGACTGATCCCAATACATGGTTAGCTTCGGAACATATATGGTATGAGTTTCTCTACTAAAGAATCTTACATACCCAGTAGTGTCGCCAGACACTTCATCAGCATCAGAAAATTTAAGCAAGAATCCATTATTTGAAATTGTTGTTCCTGCACTACCATTAATCCATAATTTAACTGCATCTGTTACATCCATGTTAATATCAGTAGGACGATAACTAAATGACTCTTGTTCTTCCAAGCCCGGCTGCGTATAAAAACTTTGATCGTATTGCGTTAAATCATATGATCCAGATCCACTTTGATATATCCAACTACCACCCTGACTTCCGGTAATTTTTAAAGATGTCGTAACATCACCTGATGTAGTCCATG